CATTGATTACGTTTGGCGTTATAGCTCAACAATCTAGCCAGTCTCAGCACAGATTCTCTACGGTCCGCTAGTTCAATAAAATTTTCTCTAGCATTCAAATCAATTCTGAAAGCAATGTTTTGTCCTAGAAAGGCAATCAAATCAATCAAAGCCAGATATTCACTGCTTTCCAAATAATCATTGAAATCTTCTGGATAGTTTTGACGCAGATAGTTGATCATGGATCTACGTAGATTGTCAAAATCATAACTTTTGAAATCTGCGTTACGGAAGCTCTGATAAATCTTCTTCCAATCTTCAGCCAGTAATAACTTGTTCAATCTATCTGTGGATGACATGTTTGTTCCTGTAAAATTTACACTTATTTATTTTATATAGTAAACTGCTCAGTTAATTCTAGCTGAGAAGCCCTTGATTTTCATCAAATTTCAAACGCATGCTTTCAGATATGTTGTAGGGAAGATAGGTCAAATCACACTCGATCTGTATGCCGCTTTCATAAGAGTCCACTATCACGTTGTTGACCTGTACTCTAGGGTCATAATTCACTATGGCAGTGACATTTTCAATGATGGCTTGTTTCATACTTTCGGTCAAGGGTTCAAACAATGCGTCCCAAATAATGGTACCAAATTCTGGATTTTCCAGTTTTTCTCCTTGACGTATGTGAAAATGATTCAGTAAATCCTGTTTGATCAATGCCACATCATATAGGTTAAAACTGTTGGATTCTGGATTCACAGTGCTGATACCTCTGTAGGCTCTAGGGCCCAACGGCGCAGATGGCGTTTTGTTCTCTTTTACTGTGATTTCTTTGTATAATTTTTTTTCTTGTGTGCTCATACGAATATTTATGTGCTATCCTCCTATGAAAATTTTGCTGGACACAGTGACTATTTTTGCAGTGTAATTGTCGCCTTCCACTTGGTCTCCCAGTCTAGCCACCAATTGTGCCTTGCCGTTGACTAACACTTTGGCAGAAGCAGTGACTATCTTGCTGGTGTGTCCACAGTCAGCACGCACTTCATCTCCCAGTCTAGCATATCCTCTTTGCTGATTGCCTATCACATTCTGTGACGATGAGATGATTTCTCCAGACTGATCACCATGTATGTCACAGGTACCTTCTGTTTTGTCTCCCAATCTTGCCAATCCTCTGATGCTCATAATTTAAATTTCAATTGAAAAGTTAATACTGTTGATCATATCGGTGGCTGCTGACAGCATGGAATCTTTTTGAGCTAAGAATGCTGCTCCGGCTGATTCGCCAGCTGCCTTCACTTGGTTGAGCGCTGTGCTGGCTGCTTCTTCCAGATTGGGTATGCCTTCACCTGCTGCTTTGGATAATATGCTCTCTAACTCAGGCACTAGGGCTGTGATGTCTCCAGGCAGTCCTGCCACTGTGTCTGTGACTCCTGCGCAACCGCAGGCGCTGGTGATATTGACCGACTGCACCAACAATGGTTTTAAACTGTCCAGAGAGGATTCAATGCCTCCCACTGATGCAGTGATGCTGCTGACTGCGCTGCTTGCCACGCCTTCAAATGAACTCAAGGCTCCTGTGAGTGATGCTAGAGCAGGTCCTGACAAAGCAGACACATCAATACTATCCAACAACGATTCTAGATTTACTGACTCACCCGCAGCCACCAACTGCTGAACGATTGGTAAGTTTTCTAGATCTGGCAACCCAGCCAGTAGGTCTCCGGTTAAAAGATTACTCATGTCACCAGCCACTGACATCAGTTTGGGAATCTGTGCCTGCACCGCTGCCTCAGCGTCTTTGGCCAATTGTATGGCGTCTCCGCCCACTGTGGCTCCCAACGTGCCCATGAGGTCACAGGCAGATCCTGAAGTAAGAGTTAAATTTTTTGCTTCTTCTAACATGGAATCTAAACTGTCCGTCAATCCAGGTGGTATTATCATATGATGCCTTTCTTAAATGTGTCAGGTATGCTGGACAACGCTGTGCCTTCAATAGGTTCTATGTTGTTGGCATCTGTCTTGCCTGTGCTGACTTTGGTTGGATTTAAATTCTCATGATGAGACCAAGGTTCATGCTGTGGCACTCTTTTCATGATGTTGCCATAGCTTTCACCAGGATTGTTGTGTGTGCTGATGGACACTGCTGATTGATTGGTGGCCAATCCATTCATCATGTTGATTTGCGTGCCAGAATCCATATTGATATTAGATCCTGAATAAATGTTTGTGACTGACCCAACCACGATGTTTTGACCTGCGCCCACTTTTAGATTGTAATTGGCAATGCTCTCCATGTTGATGTTGGATCTACCTTTGATATTAATATTTCTTCCAGCTTCTATGTTCACATCTCTATCAGCTTTGAAGTTAAAATCAGTTTGAGTATGAATGCTCACGCTGTCCTGTGCAAATATGTCCAGTTTTCCGTTGGCCGTCATCTCTATCCAAGTGGTGCCTTTGGCATTGCCAATGTAGATCAAATCTTCTGAGTTGTGCAGCAATATTTGATGACCTGTGCGTGTTCTTATTCTTAACAATTCGTTATGAGGTATGGTTTCATCACCTCCACTGATCCCTGCAATATCTAAAAATTGATTTACATATTCTGATGGTCCTGTGGCTGCTGATGTTTTGCGCAAAAATTTATCATCACCATCATCCATCACAATACTGCTGCCACCCAGTCTTGAATTATATCTGCCACCTTTGCCTCGTGAATTTCCACGTTTGTCCAATGGTCCTGGCGTACTAACTCCAAACACACTGCTGGGCACTTCACGTCTAGCACTGCTGGTAGTCAAGCCTCTGATTTCATCTTCCAGCAATCCTTGAAAATTTAAAACATTCACAAAGTCTTGATTAATTGGTTTAAGATTTTTGGTAGCATCGGTTAAATTTTTTACATTTGTTAGCAGTTCTTTGTTGTATTCACCCACTGGTAATTTTTTTCCTACTAAGTTAACATTGTTAGTGGTATCAGTAAATGTGGTGGCCGCTCTGCCATCTGGCAGCATAAAGTTTTGATTTTCTGCCTGCACACAACCAAACCAATAGCCTTTGTTGATGTTGCCTTCCACAAATATCACCAGCACTGTGTTGCCCACATCGGGGGGTATGAACCACATGCCATAGCTCTGTTGACTGCTGGCATAGTCGTGATTTTTCGTGACGCCATTGTAGCTTGTGACTCCATAAAATGGATTAAGATATCTAACCTGCACACGTTGACCAGGAGCTAAACTAGAATTGCCTGATTCATTGGATTTCAACAGTTCCACCTCTAAAGTTCCAGAATACTTGCTGTCTAGATGACTGGTGACTATGGCCTCGTATGGTCCAGGACTTTTCATTGGCCTGTGTTTGTTAGATCTATTGTCTTTTATAAACATAATGACTCATGCTCTAGTTATTGGTTATTGGACCTACGTCACCACCAAACGTATTTAAATCTGGTTCTGAAACTGGCTCTTTTGATGTAACCAACGCCGAAGATGTTTTGTTTTAAGTGGTGTCTTGAATTTCTTGATTAGGTATCCTTGTAATCGTCAAATCTTGTGTGAACACACCACTTCGAAAACTGTTCATGACTGTTTGCACTTGATATACTCCACTAAACATTTCCATTTTAACAAAATTTTTGTTCATTTGATTGCCCGTGTCATTAAAAATCATTTGGCCACTGCTGCCATAATCTATAGGAGTTCTAAAATTTAAAACAACAAAGATACCTCTCCAATTTTGATCAGCACTACCATCTTTATTGACAAATTTAGTATTGCCTGTGATAGGATCGCGATCAACTTGTGCTTGATAATTTCCCGATCCACTATCAAGTATAAAGTAGGGATCACCTAGAATAGTCAGCTCACACTTTAATAAACCTACAGCAGGGCCTGTCATTATCATGTCATGAAATTCTAGAGCTAATCTTTGTTCTGTGGTGAGTTCACCCACAGATTCCATAGTGGCTCTTCTTGGACTGTAAGCCCTATTAGCCCTGGTTACTCCTGTGCCTGTTGCATCTTTGTCTGCGTTTCCTTTGTCATCATTTATTTCAGATTCTACAGAATTAGTTGTTTTACTTTTTCTATTGGGATCTTGTTTAGACTGCGCTTGATCGGGTGGCATTATCAATGCATTGACTTGATTTATGTTAATATCAAATTTTAACACGTCAAGATTTTTACCGGTAAAAAGATAATCATATTCTTTGCATATAAAATTTTGTAATTTGACAGTGTTGGTTTTCACATTTGGCTTCACAAATAATGATTCATGCACATCGTGTTGTATCACATCATACACAATCAGTTTGGGGTATGCACCTGTGTTTTGAAAAATATCCGAATCAGTGATATAGTACACTCGAGTGTTAATTTTGAACCACTTTTTGAATCCCAAAGAATCGCTTTCCTGCAACAAATATTTTGAATAATCACTATACAATAGCACGTTTGTTATGATATCTTCTACAGTGGTGCCTGCTTTAAAAGTTAATTCTCCATATCTTTCATTGACTATACGAGTAGTTTTTGCTATTTTTTTTATGTTATCATAATATTTTTTGTCATCTGAATTAAGCACAGCTTTGAATTGGTTATCTACAAAATTCATAGAAGACTTGCCTATTTCATTCATACTGTTAAAAGACTGTTCGTATGATATGCTCCATGGAGTGCTTGTGACAGCTGTGCCTGTGCCTGTTAATTGAGTTCTTTGCTCATTTGGATCCACTGTGGCTCCTTGTTCACCAGCAAAACCAGTTTGTTTGCTCTGTTGGATTAATTGATCCAATGTTGGAAAATTTATTATTATATCATCTGCTTGCACAGGATTATTGTCATAATTTTTATTTTTTGTTTTTTTAAATTTATTAAATTCTTCCTGCAGGGCTTTTTGTAAAAAATCTTGCACAGTAAATCCTTTTAATGTGACGTCATTGGGTATTTGACGCACACTATTCTTGTGAGCATAATCTTGAGTAGGCGTGGCTTGCACATTATAATTGGTTCCTGCCTGTGTGGCCGATAAATCAATCCGGTTTAAAGTTATAGGAATAACTCTTTTTATGTTTTTGTTGTTGTCATCTGTCACATTTATGGTTTTGTTATTGCTGTCTATGCCTACAAATTCGATGATTAAACAGAACGGAGCATCAGAATAATTTTTATATCCTGCTCTTACTGCTGCTTGACGTAGGGTTTCAACAAACGTGCCCAACCCATTGGGTTCAAAAACTTGGAAGTCAATCTTTTGAACATTGGTCATGTTTTGACCAGTTGGAGCAATGTTGGTTATAAATGACACGTCATTTATGAAATATTCTCTAGGAGATGACAAGCCTCCATCAAAATTTGTATCATATATTGTGGGTATTTTGGAAATTCCTGATCCTCCGCTGCGTAGAATGGTCACTTTGGGAGAACCCACTCGTAATTTTACTGGAAAATTTATCTCATCTACAGTGAGGCAAGCCAATGTGAAAATAGAATTGAAGGAATTGTATTTGTGTAAAACATTGGGTATTTTATTTGGAAACAGTTCGCTTTCATCAGCATTGAAACTGGAGCGATATTGATTGGTATAATCTGCCACGTCAGATTCAAAAGTGTCACGAAGCACTCTAATTTCGTTACTGGCATCTTTTACCATGATTTATATTCCAAGAGCTGTTCTTAATTTGGGTCCTTGTGGCAAATATATTTTAACGCCTGCCACTAGATCATATATGGGATCTTTGAGTACATCCATGTTTCTTTGTGAGAACACCCACCAAAGTTTGCTGCTACCATATAGGTCATAGGCCAACAGATCTGGTCTGTGAGTGTATTGCACTGCCACAGTGTATAACACGTCATCTGCTGTGGCTGGAATTGGTCTGATATTCAACACATCAAGATATTGTTCATTTTCTATGGAGGTTGCTGCCCAAGGACTACTGCCAGTGTAATTAACCATTAGATAAATCCTCCATCGCCTTTCACGTATGCTCCTCTAACAAAATCATTCATGTTAAATTGAGACACTGCTGATCTGCTGTATTGTGGTTGTAATATTAAAGTAAATTGACTTTCGGCTGGAGCCCAAGATACGCTTTTGAATTCACCTTCATCAAAATCTCCTAGAGCTTCTTTGTTAAGTCCAGTGCTAATGTAATCTGTTTCTTGATTAAGTTCTACGTTGAAAGATATGATGATTACTGGTACATTCTTGTAAACAAAATCACCATAGCCATTCAACAACACCACTGGTGGGGGAGATCCTGCATCTGTTGATCCTTCACCATAACGCATTTTGGTGCATATTCTTAAATAATGAACTGCTGCCACCCAATATTCAGCTTCCAATCCATTTTGCACAAAAAAATTTGCGTTGATTTGAATCTGATCCACAGTGCTGTAATTAAATGAATTAAAAGTGTAATTGGTGTGAACAGGATTGTTAGCTGTGTAATGAGCTGTGTGAGCCATAATAATAGAAGGAGTAAATGGAAAAACCAATCCTCCCGTTGACATCAAAGGCCTCAACATTGTGTTGTCTTGAAGATTTTGCGGCAAACTTAATTTTACACGCCAATCTTTACCTCCTGGGG